TACTCTATCGTATTCAAAGCAGAGAACGTTAAGTTGATTTCTGGCACATATGATGTGAAGATTTCTTTTAAAGGTATCGGACATTTTAAAAATACCAAAGATGACATTCAATACTGGATTGCATTTGAGGCTAAAGAAACTAAAATTGAAGGGTAATCATGTTAGTATATTTTACAGATGCGATATCACAAAACAAGTTTGCAGTTAATCCGGAATATGTTGTTGGAGTTTTTATCGCTGCTGATGAGGAACACAAAGGCAAAACTGTATTGAATGTGTTGAATGGTTCTTTCTTAATTGAAGAATCACAAATTGATGCTGTTGGTGTACTACAAGGCCAATTGAAGTAATACCTAAAGAAGTAAATTATATTATGGGAGTTTGTGATGGAACATTTATTATGGGTCGAGAAGTATCGGCCAAAAACTATTGAAGAATGTATTTTACCTGATGCCATTAAATCTACGTTCCAGGAGTACGTTAACAGAAAAGAAATACCGAATCTATTATTATCTGGCTCAGCAGGTGTTGGAAAAACAACTATTGCTAAGGCACTATGTAATGAAGTTGGGTGTGATTATATTGTTATCAATGGTTCAGATGAATCAGGTATTGATGTGCTTCGTAACAAAATTAAGAACTACGCTTCTTCAGTTTCTCTTGCAGGTGGCCGCAAAGTTATCATCATCGATGAGGCCGACTATCTTAACGCTAATTCAACACAACCAGCATTGCGTGGAGCAATTGAAGAATTCTCCTCAAACTGTTCATTCATTTTTACTTGTAACTTTAAGAATCGTATCATCGATCCAATTCACTCTCGTTGTTCTGTGGTCGACTTTAAAATTAACGGTTCTAAAGCCAAAATGGCTGCACAATTTTTTAAAAGAGTTGAGTGGATACTTGAGCAAGAAAATATCACCTATTCTAAAGATGTCGTGGCAGCAGTTATCACGAAACACTTTCCTGATAATCGTAGAGTTCTCAATGAACTGCAACGATACTCGGTTTCTGGCACCATTGATGCTGGTATCTTGTCTAATATTGCTGATGTACAACTTGATACTCTTATTAGTTCTTTAAAAAATAAAGACTTCGCATCTACCCGTAAGTGGGTAACAAACAACCTCGATAATGATCCAGTAAAAGTTTATCGTAAACTATACGATGGATTATATGAGGTTCTTAAGCCGGCTTCTGTACCACAATTGGTTCTCATTCTAGCTAGATACCAATATCAATCTGCCTTCGTTGCCGACCATGAAATCAATATGATTGCCTGTTTGACTGAAATTATGGTAGATTGTGAGTTCAAATGAAAATAGGATTTAATTGTTCTTGTTTTGATTTATTCCACGCCGGCCATGTCACCATGTTAAAAATGGAAAAAGACAGGTGTGATTATCTCAAAGTAGCTCTGCAAGTAGACCCCACGGCAGACAGACCCGGATTAAAAAATAAACCAGTTCAATCTATCTATGAAAGATATGCTCAGGTTCAATCTTGTAAATATGTTGATGAGATTTTATTATACGACACCGAAAAAGAATTACTTAATCTTATTATGACACAAGACATGAATATTCGTTTTTTGAGTGATGAATACCTATACAGAGATTTTACAGGTAAACAATATTGTATGGACAACGGTATAGAATTATTCTATCATAAACGACAACATACATATAGCACTAGTGAATTAAGAAATCGTGTTTATGAATTAGAATTAGCCAAACGCCAAGAAAAAGATGTTGTTGATATTCCACAACACTCTACTGAGTTGTTAAAATAAACCCTACAAATTATTAACATGGCAGACTTATTCAAAGAGGTTATACCCTCAATACTAAAAACTAAAAAGAATGTTTTGCAAGATGAATTTGATGTAAAGGAATACAAAAAGCAAGCATTTATGGTTAATCGTGCCTTGGCATATCACATGGACTGTGTTCTATATGCCAATGAGATGAACCTTCACTCTGACTTGGATGGAGATATGCAATATTCATATTTTCTAAATACCATAAGGTCTATGAAACGGGACTACCAACCGTGGCAGAAAGCATCGACCGATAAAGATATAGAATGCGTGAAGAAATATTTTGGATATTCTAATGAAAGATCCAAAGAAGCTCTCCGTATTCTCAATGAAGAACAAATCGCTGAAATAAGAGCAAAAACAAACAAAGGCGGAGTGAACAATTAATGATTTCAATTATTGATTTAGTTGAAGTTACATTGGGTGAAAAAGATGATTTTCTTAAAGTTCGTGAAACATTAACCCGTATAGGTGTAGCTTCCAAAAAAGATAGAATCCTCTATCAATCTTGCCATATTCTACATAAGCAAGGTAAATACTATATTGTACATTTCAAAGAGCTCTTTGCTTTGGATGGTAAACCAACTGACATTTCCGAAAATGACTTATCTCGCAGGAATGCAATTGCTAAACTGTTATCTGATTGGAAACTAGTAAAGATTGTTAATACTAGACAGATTGAGGAACCTCCTCCTATTTTCTTATCACAGATTAAGATACTTTCACACAAAGAAAAAGACGATTGGGAATTAACACCTAAGTACAACATAGGTTCCAAGAAAAATTATAATAGTTAGGTTTCTATCTAATTTTAATCACGATCTTCATATTTAAGTTTTGCCAAGATATATTCTTTTACCAAACTACTTCTAACAATATCTTCTGCCGTAAACTCAATTCGAGTAAAAGCACTCATGTGCATGGCAATATCAAAAAATCTCAAGATGCCTGACATATCATTTTTTTTCTTGTTCAAGTCAGTTTGACGATAATCACCACACCATATAATTTTAGAACGATAACCCACTCGGGTCATTACGGTATCAATTTCTTCAAAGGTTAAATTTTGCATTTCATCTACAATGATAATCGCATCATCGAATGACATACCACGAATAAATGATGTGGAGATAAACTCAATATAACCTTGTTCAACCAATCTTTGATAGGCATCTTTACGCTCAAAAAATGTTTCACAAATCTGTTGATAAGGTTGCTGAAAGATTTCCATTTTCTCAGTAACATCACCTGGTAAATGGCCTATCTCTCTTGATTGTACCGCAGATCGAACTATAATAATCTTATTGAAAGGATTGGACTTATCCAATACCTCTTCTAATGCTTTGTATAATGCACAGAATGTTTTACCTGTACCAGCCACACCATGTAGCGCAACAAAGTAATCACCTTGTTTATATGCATCAAAAAAAATCTTTTGATTATTTGTTAATGGTTGAAATGTTTTTAAGTCATCAATTCTTATTTTTAATGCGTGGGTTTGTTGTTGTGATTTTGGTTCTTTTTCATGAGTTTGTGTTTCTGATAAAACTCTTTTTTTGATTGCCATTAAGAATCCCTGGTTGTTGATGAAATAGTAAAATGCTTCATAATGGTATTTATCTTGGTATTTTACAAACATTAAAATATACCATTATGTTATTGACTTTTGATATATATAAGTATATACTGGCTTCACCTTAGGACCGCTAAGTTACCGAAGCGTTTTAAAGCGGACATGACGCACGATGTCGCTGGATACCGTAACCAGTAAATCAGATATGCCTTCGGGGTATCTAAATTTAATATAACTCGCTTAATTAAGGAGAAATCTATGACAAGCACAAATCTATTATTCCCACAATGGGCTACACTATCCAAATCTTTGGATCCTTTTTCGGTTGGTTTTGATGATGTATTGAATCAAATCCGTGAAGTATCTGAAACCGTAGCCAAAGCATCACCTAGCTATCCCCCATACAATATCAAACAAGTAAAAGAAAACAAGTATGTCATTGAAATGGCAGTTGCTGGATTTGCTAAAACTGATATTGAAGTTACTTTAGAAGGTAACAAATTGGTGATCAAAGGTGCCGTAGCTGATAACTCTGATGATGTTGAAGGTTACATCTACAAAGGTATTGCTAACCGTAATTTCAATCGTGCTTTTACTCTTGCCGATAAGGTAGAAATTAAAGATGCCGAAATTGCAAATGGCATGCTTAAAGTTTGGTTGGAGAATATGGTAAAGGTTCAAGATGCAGTAAAGAAGATTACCGTAAAATCCAAGGAGTCTAAAGATGAATAACTGGTGGCCTGTATCCGATGAGGAATGGGAAGAATTAAACTACCCAAACGGTAGGTAATATAGGGGGCTCTTGACAGCCCCCTCCTTTTGTGTTATAATTATATTATGAAAAATTGGAACAAAACTAAACCCTCTCGACCTGGTTATATTGCCACTACAACTGGCGGTAAAGCCGTTCTCAAAAAGGTTCGTTCAAAAACGAATCAAGACATCTATTATACCTATTCAAATTGGGCAACCAATGAGATTGATGGAATAACTTTTATTCCTGTGGTAAAAAGTTCAAATGCAACTGAGAATCAAGTAGTGCATTATATGCGTAAAGATAATTTGGAATATGTAAAATGAGTAAATTAACTGAACTTCAAACATTAGGTAATTCAAAATATTTGTTCGATCCAAAAAATCACTATCACTTAAAGTTATTCAAATATTTTTTAAATGAAAAAAAATGGGGTGCTCCTTGTCCGTTTTTATTGGAAGAACCATATCTAAACATACCAGATATGTTAAAAGACAAATATATTAAATCACAATTGGAGATATGATGATTAATTGGTTGAAATATTCTGGTTGT